AGTGTAACAACAACATCACTTTATGGTAAAACAAAAAAAGGTGGTCTATCACAATATGATAATCTAAAATATTGGAAGCCAATGGGCTTTACAAGTGGTTCTGTTTCATACGAACCAACAAAGAAAACAATATATCAAATTAGACATTGGTTGATGAAAAACCACCCACGAAAATATTTTGAATGGTATGTTGCCAAAAGACCAAATGGTCAACAATTAAAAAGAGATCATAGGCATAGATCGTATGCTTTTACATATAGTAAACTAGGTAATATACCAAAAGAAATTATGAAATCTGATCACGCAAGAGGCGTTTACTTTTGCCCCTTATATGATAAAAGCTGTGCATACTTGAGAGGCGAAGCCAAGATAGAAGATTTAACAAAGTCATTTGATAATTCTACCGAAGCTTTGTCTGAATTATGGAAATACAAGTATGCAAAACCTAGAATCAAACAATTGGTCAAAAAAGGTAGAGAATCTAAAGAAAGTTTATTTTATGATGATTTAATATATAAATCATGGAATGAGGTAAAAGATTCATATTTGCCCCAAATTGGCAGATAGCTGTGTTATAGTATTTACAGAATATGCGGTGGGTCGTAGGACAATCAGGCTCCAACCTGTAAGCGTGGTGTAACTCCACGACACCGCTCCATTGTTGCAAAAATACAACAAAATTAACGCTTGACATTTAGAGATGGTACCTATAGGATGGAATCATAGAGTTAATTAATTGGGAGTTTTAATGTCAATAGTAGAACAAAAAACACAACTAGCAAAATTACTTGCTACTGAAAATGTTACTGTACAACATAAAAAAGTTGATACAGCATCTTTCAATCCTACAACAAGAGTCCTTACTTGCCCTATCTGGAAAGATATGAGTCCAGAGCTCTATGATTTATTAATGAGTCATGAAGTTGGCCATGCTTTAAATACTCCAGCAGATGGCTGGCATGGCGCTGGATCTAATAAAGGCAAAAACTACAAAGGTTTTCTTAATGTTATTGAAGATGCTCGCATTGAGAAAAAAATCAAAAGAAAATATCCAGGTCTTGTAAAATCTTATGTTAAAGGTTTTAATGAGATTATGGGTATGAATCTATTTGGTATTCAAGATGTTGAAGAAATAAATAAATGCCCTTTTATTGATAGAGTTAATGTTTTTACAAAGAGCTCTTACTCTATGCCTATTCAATTCTCTAATGAAGAGTTGTCAATCATTGAAGAGATTAAAAATCTTGAATCATGGGATGATGTTGTTGCTATGACTGATAGATTATGGGATCAGGCAGTAGAAGAAGAAAAAGAAACTGTTACTATGTTTGATTATACAGATATAGAAGAAGATGGTGATGAAGATTCACTTGGTGAATCTGATCAAACTGGTTTTTCCGCTAATGGTGATTCGGATAATGAAAATGAATCTGAAGAATCAGGACCTGAATCTGAAGTTACAGAAGAAGATACTGAAGAAAATGAATCTGATGTTGATGATTCAACTGCTGAAGATGGCGGTGATGATAAAAAAGACTCAAATGTAGATGCTGAGTCAGCTCATGGTAATGTTGATGGTGATGAAGTATACGAACCATCTTGTGAAACTGATGAGTCATTTAGAAATAATGAGAACCAATTACTTGATGTTAACTGTTTAGAAAATGTTTATATTAATATACCAAAGCCAAGATTAGATAGAATCATAGAAGATACTAAATTAGTCAATAAAAATATGACAGATTTCTACAATGGGTTATCACAACGTAGTGATTATTACTTTTCAAACCAGACTAACTGGAGAAGTAATCTTGGTGGTGAAGAAGTTAAAAAACTTTTCAATCGTGGTCATATTATGAATGAGTTTAAAAAGAAAAATGATCGTTTTATCTCATTGATGGCTAAAGATTTTGAAATGAAAAAAGCTGCTACAAAATATGCCAAGGCTAGACTGTATACCTCTGGCGATATTGATGTTAACAAAATTTACAAGTATAAGTTTGACGATCAAATTTTCCGTAAGTTGACAAAATTACCGAAAGGTAAAAATCACGGAATGATTCTTGTATTAGATTTATCTGGTTCTATGGATCGTAACATGGCTGGTTCAATTGAGCAGATTCTTATTCTTACTGCTTTTTGTAAGAAAGTTCAAATACCATTTAGAGTTTTTGGTTTCACTTCTTCACCGCTTGTTCAAAATTATGATAAAGATGGATATAAAACTGATCCAACTGCTAAATGGCACACGGCTGAGAACACTCTTGATCTTCATGATGACTGGGCGTTAAGAGAATTTATTAATTCAGATATGGGTGCAGCTGCCTATAAAGAAGCTTTTGAAAATTTACTCATGGGTAAATCTTCTTGGAGCTACAGCAAAATGTCTGTTAATTATCAGAATATTCCACAGGCATTACATTTAAGTAGCACACCATTGAATGAATCTATCGTTGCTTTAGGTTCAATTGTACCAGAGTTTAGACAGAAACACAATTTAGATATTGTGAATACTATTTTTGTGCATGATGGTGATTCTAATCATAATAGTGGTTATCATACATGGGATGAAAAATACAACCAGTGGAAATTTGTATATTGTGATCGCAATGTAAATACAATCTTACAAGATACTAAGATTCGTTGGGCATCATCAGCTGTTACAAGTAGTAGAAATAATTGTATGACTAACGATTTACTAGAATGGCTCAAAGCTAAAACTGATTCTCAAGTTTTTGGTTTTTTTGTTTCAACTAAAATGAGTGATGCAATTAATTATAGATATGTACCTAAAAATGTTACCAAAGCTTCCAATTTTTATGCTACTTGGGAAATAAAAGATGCGGCTAAAAAACTTGCGAGAAAGCAAAAGTTTTTAGAATCATATAATAGAGGCTTTGATCAGTTTTACATTTTAAATGATAGTAACAAGCTTACTACTGATGGTGAAGAGTTTGAGTTTGAGGTTGCTGATAAAAACAAAATTAGTACCAGAAGCCTTGCAAGCCAATTCACTAAAATGAACAAATCTAGAGAGGTCAATCGTATATTGGCAACGAAATTTGTAGAAAAAATTGCGGTAAAGTTGTAAAAATGCAACATTATCGCTTGACAATTGGGGTTGGTGCTGATAGGATGGTACCATAGATTAACAAAACTTGGGAGTTTTACATTATGAAAGCAGTTAGAGAAACATTTATTGAAGCAGTTAAAAAGTTGGGTAAAGAATCAATTACCACAGCTGATATTAAAGACATTATGGTTAATACAGGCATCGCCCATCCATATTGGTTTACAAATCAAAAAGACCTAAGAATAGGTCGTGGCGTTTATGACGCTTCAGAGTATGTTGCTAAGGTAGTTAAATTACCTAAGACAACAATCAAAAAAACACCAACAGCAGAGGCAAATGTAATTAATTCTGTTGTCACTTCTTTAGAAGTTGATAGTTTGATTCCTGAAAAATACTCAAACTATGTTCCTTTTGGCATCTACAAAGATGTTGAAAGTATTATTAAATCCAAAAAGTTTTTTCCATGTTTTATCACAGGTCAATCTGGTAATGGTAAAACAATGTCCGTTGAACAAGCTTGTGCGAGAAACAAACGCAAGTATGTTTGTATCTCAATGACGCCTGAAACTGATGAAGGCGATTTACTTGGTAATTATGTATTGATTAACGGTCAGATGGAATGGCGAGATGGTCCAGTCACGGTGGCGGCGAAGCAAGGTGCTGTATTATGTATAGATGAAATAGACTATGGTGCGAACAATCTTGCTTCGTTGCAACGTGTCCTAGAGGGCAAGCCATTTCTTCTTAAAAAGAAAGGTGAGATCGTAGAACCTGCTGAAGGTTTTACAATCTTTGCTACTGCTAATACAAAAGGCAAAGGCTCAGATGATGGTCGTTATATGTACACTAATGTACTAAACGAAGCTTTCTTAGAAAGATTCCCTACAACTGAAGAGCAAGATTGGCCTTCAAGAAAGATTGAGATTAACATTCTCAAAAAAGAATTAGATGGTCAAGATGATGATTTTGCTGAGAAGCTTGTCATTTGGGCTGAAGTTATCCGTAAAACATTTGAACAAGGTGGTTGTGATGAAGTCATATCGACTAGACGATTGGTTCACATATCCAGAACTTTTGGTATATTCTCCGATAAGTTAAAGAGTATTGCTAAGTGTATTGCTCGATTTGACGAGGACACCAAGGCTACTTTCTTAGACTTGTATACCAAAGTTGATTCTGGTGCTGATGCTGACTCACTACTCACAGGTGAAGAAACTCCCGAAACTCCCCAACCTGATGAGAGTGTATCATAACCACCGCCCCTAAAAAGCTTTTAAGGCCTAAAAGCTTTTGTAAAAAGGGAAGAGCAACCCCTTTAAGTGTTGCTCATTTTATTTTGGAGTTGTTTATGTCAATCGAGAGCCGCATTGTAAAGTATCTTTCAAAAACTGATGGATACAATACGCTCACCGCCAACCAAATGCGTTCTAAATTTGGTGTTAAAAACCCATCAGCCATGGTTGATACCTTGAGAAAAAAAGGTTACTCAATTTATAGAAACTCAAAAAAAGTTTCTGGTTCAAGAGTGAGTTTTTACAGGTTGGGCAAACCAACCAAAGAGATCATAGCTGCTGGTGTTATGGCGCTACGTTCACAAGGCATTAATGCTTTTGCCTAAAATAGTTGTTTAATTTTGAATTAGGGCTGATAAATATATTTTATTAGTCCTAATTTTTTTATGGAAATATTATGGAAATTCAAGTTAAAGTAGATGAATTGAAAAAACATAAACTGTTCATTGCAACGCCAATGTATGGTGGTATGGCACATGGTCTTTATATTAAATCATGTTTAGACCTTCAATCGCAAATGAATAAGTATGGGGTAGAAACCAAGTTTTCATTCCTTTTCAATGAGTCGTTAATTACAAGAGCAAGAAATTATTTGGTTGATGAATTTTTAAGATCGGGTTTTACCCATCTATTATTCATTGATTCTGATATACATTATAATCCACAAGATGTATTAGCTTTATTAGCAATGAATAAGGAAGTATCTGGCGGTCCTTATCCTAAAAAATCTATCAATTGGGGTAATATAGCCCATGCAGCTAGAGAACATAAAGATATGGATCCAGGTGAACTTGAGGCTTTAGTTGGGGAATATGTATTCAATGTAGTGAAAGGAACAGATCAATTCCAAGTTACCGAACCATTAAAAGTGATGGAGATTGGTACTGGTTTTATGTTAGTTCAACGTCAAGTATTTGACCAAATGAAAGAAGCATACCCACAAATACACTATAAACCAGATCATGTTGGCCAACAACATTTTGATGGCTCAAGATATATTCACGCTTACTTTGATACTGTTATTGATAGTAAAGGTAGTATTACTGATGGTGGTTCAGACAGGTATTTAAGTGAAGATTATATGTTCTGCCAAATGTGGCGTAAGATAGGTGGTGACATATACTTATGTCCTTGGATGAAAACTCAACACATTGGCACTTACGCTTTCTCTGGTAATATGCCAGCTGTTGCACAGTTTACTGGTAAACTATGACAATAGATTACAAATATAATGAAGATGAATTGATCAATGAATTAAAAGAATACATAGATCAAACATATGGGCAACACTATTCAAAAGATAAATTTCAAGCAACTGAATTTATAATAGATAGTGGCCACGGTGAAGGATTCTGTATTGGTAACATTATGAAATACGCACAAAGGTACGGCAAAAAAGATGGCTATTGCCGACATGACCTTCTAAAAGTGTTACACTATGGAATAATAGCACTACATAATCATGATATAAAACGAGGTGATAATAATGAAGTTAAGTGATAAAACAATCAATGTTCTAAAGAATTATGCGAACATTAATCAAGGTATTTTCTTTAAGAAAGGTAAAGTTCTTAAAACTGTATCTTCTCATAAGAATATATTAGCAGAAGCTAAAATTGGTGAAGATGTACCAACTGATTTTGGTGTTTATGATTTAAACAATTTTCTTTCAGTTGTTTCTTTACATAAAGACGATCCATCATTTGAGTTTGATGATAAGCACGTTATGATTGTTGGTATGAAAGGTCGATCAAAAATTAAGTATCGTTTTTGTGAACCAACAATGATTGTACTACCACCAGAGAAAGACTTTGTAATGCCAGAAGCTGAGATAAACTGCTTAATTACAAATGGAGATTTTGATTGGATTATGAAAGCGAGTTCTGTTTTAAGTTCTCCACACATTGCAATTCAATCTGATGGTATTACAGTTGATGTAATAGCTTTCAATGGTCAAGATGATAGCGCTCATACAGATTCATTACAGATTGATAAAGGTAATGGTAATCAGTATAAGATGGTTTTCAAAACAGAAAACATAAGTAAAATTATGCCAGGAAATTATGAAGTAAGTATATCATCTAAGGGTGTTTCACATTTTAAAAATAAAGACGTACCATTACAGTATTGGATCTCTACTGAAACTGGTAGTAAATATGAGGCGAAAGAATAATGGCTAATTTTGTTAAATTTAAAAATTCATTCAAAGGTAATGTTACTGATGAAATATGGATTAATGTAGATAAAATATATACTTTTTTTGCTACATTGTCAACTGATGCAAATAATGAAATGAAAACAGTTACAACATTATATGCAGGTCAGGAAGGTAATTGGGAAGTAGATGATTCTATTGAAGATGTTTATATAAAAATAGCAAATAGGACAGGTTCTAGAAAATCTATATGATGATTTATTATGTGAGGAGTTCCGATGGAACATTTATTATGGACAGAGAAGTATCGGCCAAAGGCCATAAAGGATTGCATATTACCTGATAGACTTAAAAAACCTTTTCAAGAATATGTAAATCAATCTAATATACCAAACTTATTACTGAGCGGTGGTGCAGGTGTTGGTAAGACAACAGTTGCAAAGGCCATGTGTGATGAGATTGGTTGTGATTCACTCGTAATCAATGGTTCTGATGAATCAGGCATTGATACCTTCCGTGTTAAGATAAAGAACTATGCTTCATCAATGAGTCTAGCTGGTGGTCGTAAGGTCATTATTATAGACGAAGCTGATTATCTTAATCCAAACTCAACTCAACCTGCTTTGCGTAATGCAATAGAAGAATTTGCAGGTAATTGCTCTTTTATATTCACTTGTAATTATAAGAATCGTATTATCGACCCTTTACATTCAAGGTGTGCTGTTGTAGATTTTACATTACGCAACGGTGAGAAAGCCAAAATGGCATCACAATTTATGAAAAGAATTACCAATATACTTGGTGATGAAAAGATTGAATATGATGATAAGGTGATAGTAGAACTTATTAAGAAACATTTTCCAGATTTTCGTAGAGTGATTAATGAGTTACAAAGATATTCAAACTTTGGTAAGATTGATATTGGTATTTTGGCTCAAATTGGTGATGTACCGATAGAAAAAGTTGTGGGCCTCATCCATGAAAAGAACTTTAAAGAGATTAGAAAATGGATCGCTACCAATGATGTTGATTCAAATACTTTGTTTCGTAAACTTTATGACACTCTATATGAAAAGTTAAAGTCACATTCAATACCTAAGGCAGTTCTGATACTTGCAGATTACCAATATAAAGCTGCATTTGTATCTGATCAAGAGATTAATACAGTTGCTTGTTTAACTGAGCTAATGGTAGAGTGTGATTTCAAATGAAAGGTCATTACTTCCCATCTGAATCGTTAATTGGTGGCTGGTACATACCAGAAAATGTTTGTGATAATCTTGTTCAATACTTTAAAGATAATTCACAAAAACATGAATCTACTTTAAGGTACAATGAACATGATTCAGATGGTTTTGCTCGTTTAACTAAAAAAGTAGTGAGAACAAAAAGAACAGATTTAACAATACACCCTAAAAACATTGATTCATGTATAAGTGATTATAGAATATGGTTACAAAAATGTTTGATGGAATATATTAAAAAATATCCAATGGTAAATAATGTTAAAGGGTTTAATATATTTTGTGATTATATATTACAATATTATAAACCTGGTGAGGGATATTTCTTAGATCATTTTGAGAATGACCATAGAGGTATAAATTTAAATAGAGTATTGGTCTTTATGACATACTTAAATGATGTTCCTGATGGTGGTACAAATTTCAAGTATCAAAGATTTACGACACCTGCTATTAAGGGTTTAACTGTAATATGGCCTGCTTATTTCACTCATGTACATTCAGGTCAAATAACAAAAGAACATGAGAAATATATAATTACAGGTTGGTATACAACAGATGAATAAAACAAGCCCATTTGAATTTGTAAAACAGATACTACAAGGTAAGAAACAACTTATTGTTGATGATATAACAGAGAAAGAATATAAACCTTTCTTAACTAATCGTTCATTAAGCTATCATAAAGATTGTGTTATCTTTGCAAATGAGATGAATCAGAGGCATTTTTTAGATAATAAGATGCAGAATGACTTTTTACTAAATACTGTGAGATCCATGAGGAGACCTTTTTCAAAATGGTTAAAACCAGGAAAAAGTGAAAATTTGGAATGTATAAAGAGATATTATAATTTATCAGACTCAAAAGCTTTAGAAGCATCTCAAATACTCTCCAAAGAACAAATACAAGAATTGAAAGAGCTTACCGATACAGGTGGTAGAAAGAAATAAAAATGGCAGATATAAACAACTTTATAGAAGTTACACTCGGAGAACAAGATGACTTTTTAAAAGTTCGTGAAACGCTTACAAGAATTGGAGTTTCGTCACGAAAAGAAAAAGTATTGTATCAATCTTGTCACATATTACATAAACAAGGTAGGTACTATATTGTACACTTTAAAGAATTATTTGCATTAGATGGTAAACCATCTAATATATCCGAAAATGATATACAAAGAAGAAATGCAATTGCAAAGCTATTAGAAGAATGGGGTTTGTTAAAGATTATAAACCCAGACAGAATTGGTAATAATGTTGCCCCACTACATCAGATAAAAATTATATCCTTCAAGGAGAAGGATGAATGGAATTTAGTTGCGAAGTATAATATTGGCAAGAAGCCAGATGATGTTTCGTGACTAAATAGTATGGTGACGCCGAAAGGGTCACATTTGTTTAACTTGCTTATTTTAAGGAGAATTAAAAATGGTAGATTTCACTCTCGGACCGCTTGTACACTCAACTTTGGGTTTTGAAAGAGTATTTGATGATGTTGAAAGAATTTTGAACAATAGACCTGCATCATCTTTCCCACCACACAATATATTAAAGGTTAATGATAACAAATATGTTGTCGAATTAGCTGTTGCTGGTTACAACAAAGATGAGATTGATATTACAGTAGAGGATAACTCCCTGATTATCAAAGGTGATAAACCTGAAAAAGATGTTGAAGGTGTTGAATACTTACACAAAGGTATAGGCACACGTTCATTTACTAAAACCCTTTCTGTAGCTGATACTTTAGAAGTAAAAGGTGCTGAATTTAAAGATGGTATTTTAAGAGTTGGTTTGGAAAATGTTGTACCAGACCATAAAAAACCAAGAAAGGTTGAAATTAAAAACGACCTTAACTTACTTAAACCCGAGCTTTTACAGGAGTCTAAAGAAGCAGCTTAGTTATGGTGAGGTTCACACCTCACCTTTTATTGGAGATATATTATGAAACCGGTGGCACCAACTCAAAATTATAAAATGAGTAAACAGATGAAAGTTTTACTATCTAGTTTACATGGCGAAAAAAGAACTAATTTTAAGAAAATGGTAATTGAAGCAGAAAATTCAAAGGTCGATTTTTCTAAAAAGAAAAAGAAGGAGACCAAAAGTGAGTAACATTTTTATTGGTACTAATTTTCATAGAGATTTTCCCTTTCACTTTGACCAAGATTGGTTAGTTCCTTGTTTTGCGGCTGGCACAGGACCAGATGAACATCACCCACCAAGCAATAAGGGTGAATTTGTAAATGTCACAACTAAGACTAGAAGATACCAAAATACCATTTATGACTTTCGTCATTGGTATTCTAGTGTTTCTGAAGATAAATTCTTAAAAGCTATGGGCACTCAAGCTACAGATTATTATACAATCAATAGCGCTCAAGATGCTGACTATCTTGGTTCAGCTTGTTACAGAAGATTTTTATTAATGGATAAAGATAACGATAATCAAAAACTAAGTACACCTGCAAACTCTGAAAATTATGAAAAATTAACAAGTGATCAAATGAAAGATAATGCTTTAAAATACCTTAAAGAATCTGACATAGTAATTAATCGTGAAGTAGCAATACGACAGACACCCTATCTACTACTCTCAGAATATGGTTCTCCTGAATCACAATATCTTGTTTCTCAATTAAAAGAATATTGGTTCTTATTTAAAGAAGGTATATTAAAAGCAAATCCAAGTTATGCTTCTTCAATGAAATGGTTTACAGAAAGTAAATTCTGTAATTTTGAAGGAGTTTATGTAACAAAAAAACATTTAATGCGACAGTTAGTAACAGAATATTTTTTAGCTATGGAACACGTTTGGGATAATACAAAAGAAGTTTATCCTGATAAAGAAAAAAATTCTTATGATTGTACAGAGCTTTTTCCTTGGAGATATCCTGGTTTCCTAATGGAGAGATTTGTGCCATTTTTTATTCACGCAAATAAACTTAAAAAAACTGAAGTACCACTTGTAGTGTTAGGATAATTATGTTAGATTTTTCAGATGAAGAAAAACTTTTAGATTCAAGATCAGAACTTTTAAATTCTATATCACCTAATTTACAAGGTGATCGTTTAATTAAAAAGAAAAAAATAAGAGAAGATTTATTTTACAATTTAAGAGCTGCTTGCCATAATTATATTATTGCAAATATGGTAGAACATGATCTTGATACTGATATAAACAATTGTGTTTATCCGGATTTAAAACATTCTTTTGAGATTTTTCTTTTACAACACGCTGCAAAAATTAAAGATATGTCAAGTGTGACACCAAATGGTGTTATTCGTCCAAAGAAAGAAACCTTATCTGAATTCAATTCTATTCAAAATGCTGTTGGTATGATTTTAGCAGATGCAAATGTTAAAGCTAAAAAATGTAGAGTACCTCTATCAATTAGAATTGTTACATCAGATGATGATCCATCTATTCTTGAAAGACCAAGGTCAAATCATAAATTACATAGTGATTTCTGGACTGGTGCTGTTTGTGATTTTGCAATACTTATACCAGTCTTTGGCTCTCTTGAAACAATAGATGTTGCTTTTGGTGAAGCAATAGGATTTGATGAATCATTTTTACAAGAAGTTACAAACTATTCTGATGGCCGTAAACTTTATAAAAGATTCTCAGAATATAAAACCAGAATGAAACTTGGTAGTATGTTCTTCCAAGATATATTCTGTTTACATGGCACCAGAAGAAGAGGTAGAGGTGCAAGAATCTCTATTGACTTTACTTTACAATCAGATCAATATGAAGATACGATTCTACCATACTATTCAAATAAACATATAGAATCTGATAATCATATCAACTATGAAGAGTGTTTAAGGGTAGGCAGAGATAGTTTTATTATTGAAGATGAATCAATTGCAGAGTTGAGAAAACATAATGACTATGATAAAATTAGTTTGATAAAAGGTGATGCAGCTGCAATTAAAAATCAAACATCAAAATCTTTAAGGTTGATTGATACAAAAACCTTTAAAGATATACTAGAATTTGTGAGGTGATATGAACTGTTGGTTAGAGGATAGAGCAAAAAGATTTAAAAGTTTATTTGACGAAGATCAATTAATAAACCCTTTTATAGCGATAATAAAACCCGATAAGTATGATTTAGCTTGGTTGAAAAAAAGCTCAATGGATTATTTGGCAGCTGTAATTAATTATCCTGAATATCAAGGCGAAGCAGATTTACTTAATGCTTTTGAATTTGCAGCTGAAAAAAATGCAATACCAAATATAACACCAACTGGTATGATATTACCAAAAAGACACTCTTCATTACAATATAATATATTTCTAAGATCATATTATAATCTAGTAATGAATACAAACGTAGGACCTAAATTAAAAAGTTGTCATACACCAGCTCATTTAAGAGTTAAATGGCCTTTAGCTGTAGAAAAAGATTTAGATAGACCAAGACACGCACCAGAGGAGTTGCATTTTGATAGTTGGAGTGGTTATTCATCACATAGTATGACATTCTTATTAGGTATTCTTGGTGATGTTTCTGGTAATCGTGTTCGTTATTTCCAACCAAAAGAAAGTTATGATGAAGATTGGCTGTTGAATAAACCAACACCAGAATTTTTATTAGAACACTATGATGTAATTGATTACACACCAAAATATGGGGAAATTGTAGTCCTAGATACCTGTGTATTACATCAAACTTATAGAGATGCTGGTTGTAAGATTCGATTCTCAATTGATAATTTATTCTTATCAAAAGAAAATTTAGCATGGCCAGAAAACATAGAAAAACATAGAGAAGATGAATTGACAGACCCTAGAGTATTAAGTGAAATTGGAAGTGATTGTCTTTATTTTTGTACAGATACAAATGAACAAAGAAAAGACACTCAAGGCGGTGCCATAGACCCTACTAATTATGAATTTTATAAAAGACCTGTAACCATAACATATAGGATATATGACGAATGAAACTATCAGATAATTTTTCTTTGAAAGAGATGATTAAAAGTCAAACAGCTACAAGAAAAGACATTGATAATGAACCAGGTGAAGAAGAAATTGAAAACTTAAAATTACTTTGTGAAAATGTTTTACAACCAGTAAGAGAAAATTATGGTAAAGCAGTAAGAGTAAATTCAGGATATAGAAGTCCTGAACTTAATTCAGCAATAGGTGGTTCTAAAACATCAGACCATTGTAAAGGATTTGCGGCCGATATAGAAATTAACGGAGTTGCAAATGCTGAATTAGCAGAGTGGATAGAAGCGAATTGTGATTTTAAACAATTAATACTTGAGTTTTACACACCAGGTATTCCAGATTCCGGATGGGTCCATGTGTCGTACAATGAAAATGGTAACGATAAAAAAGTAATGACTGCTATGAAAGAGAATGGTAAAACAGTTTACAAGCTAGGATTAATCGCATAAATTTAAAGGAAAATTATGAGGAAAAGTTTTATATTAGGTATTATTATTGCATTGTTACCTTTTAGTTTTATTACTAATAAAGCAAGTGCAGAATGGATATCAACAGCAAATGTTGGTCTTTTTTCTGAATATAGATTCAGAGGTGTGAAACAAACAGAAGATGCACCAGCTATTCAAGGTGGATTTGATCTATCACATTCAAGTGGAATTTATCTAGGTAATTGGAACTCAAATGTTGAGTTTGGTAATACATCTTTAGAGATGGACTTTTATGCAGGGTATTCTTTTGATATTGGTGATTTGAATATTGACATTGGTGATCTTTATTATTATTATCCCGACAATTCAGGTCAAACTCCAAACATAAATTCAAATGAAGTATATGCAATTGCATCATATGGACCTTTGAGTGGAGGTTACCATTACTTTACAACAGAATGGTTTGGTGTTGGTGATGATAGTGGTTCAACATATATGCAAATCAATATTGATTTACCAATCACCGAAAAATTAACTTTATCAGCACACGCTGGAAGTTCTGATATAGAAGGTGCAGTTGGTTCTAATTATGAAGATTATAGTATTAGTGCTGCTTACGCTATGCAAAATGGATTTGATCTTGGTTTAGATTATATTCAAAATAATGGTAGCGGCTGCACAAGTTCAGCTTGTTCTTCAGGAACTGTTATCAGTATTTCAAAATCATTTTAATAAATGGACCTCATAGGTGATTCTGATGTTTGGCCAACACTTGATTGGAAACACCTATGGGTTTATGATAAACTCATACTCTCTAAAAAATTAGGTCATACTTGTGGCCCAGCTGGCATACCAGTACCAACACATGATGAATATGTAGTTAGACCGATTACTAATTTAGAAAGTATGAGTGTTGGTGCTAGATTACAATGGCTACAACCAGGAGATAATATTGAACCTGGATATTTTTGGTGTGAAAAGTTTATGGGTGAACATATTACAGTAGACTATAATTATGGCAAACAAAAAACAACAGTAAAAGGTTACCCTAGAAAAAGTCGACTTGATAGGTTTGATAAATGGGAACTGATAGATAAGAAAATACCATTTCCAAAAAAGTTAGATGATTTACATGAAAAAGAATGGGTAAACATTGAAATGATTGGAGGCAATATAATCGAAGTGCATTTCAGATACAATGATGATTTTAGAAATCATAATGGCAAAGTTATCTATCCAGTTTGGAAAGATGAAGAGTTGCCACAACCAGAGGGCTCTATATGGTATGATAGTCCTTGTAAAGATAGATTAGGACATTGGGTAATATGACAACTAATATAGAGTGGATGATTAATCATAAAACAGAAATTAATACTATATTGATGCACATTCAGGTTCTTGAATTTGAAATTGAAAAAATGGAATCTGACTTGAGCCCACAAAATAAAGCTGCTATGAGAAATGGTCTTGTATATTTAAAAGACCGAGTTGAAGATTTGAAAGATGATTTATATAAGTTAAAGATGGGAGATATATTATGAGTTTGAACAAGAGAAGATGGCGACCAAATCCAAGGCAAGAATTTGCCAAAAAAATGGCCATAGAGTATAAATTACCAAGAGCAGAAAGATACGATATTGTCAAAAGAGAATTTGATAATAGTGTAGAAGTTATTGGTTATGTACAAGACCCTACAAAAAATATGAATGACTTTAGGGGTCGAGAAATGTTATTTCCAAAAAGATGGGTCACCTTAGGTGTTTTTCAACAAACATCACAGATGCCCGTTTAATGGCTAAACATTATACAAACGTACTTTGTCAAGGCAATTACATACTTTATCGTGGTGTAAATAACGGTAAAAAAGTAAAGACTAAAGTAACATATACACCAAGCCTATTCGTTAAATCTAAAAAAGCTGAAACTGAATACAAAGGTATTCATGGCGAATCTTTAGATGCTATGCGATTTGAATCTATACGAGCTGCAAAAGAATTTCAACGAAAATACAAAGACGTAGATAACTTTGATATTTACGGCATGGATCGTTTTGAATATGCTTACATGGCTGATAACTTTAAAGGTCAAATAGAATGGAATATTGATGATATAAATGTATCAGTTATTGATATAGAAGTTAGTTCACAAGATGGTTTTCCAGACCCATATGAAGCGAGAGCACCAATCACAGCTATTTGTATTCGCCAACTAAATGGTAATTCGGTTGTATTTGGTTGTCGTGACTATGATTGTCCTGAAAACGTAACATACATCAAATGTGAAAATGAATACAAGTTGTGTATGAAATTTGTAGAATATTGGCAGAGTGATTACCCTGATGTTATCTCTGGTTGGAATACAGACTTCTTTGATATACCATATTTGGTGAATCGTTTTCGTACATTGTTTGGTGATGATTTTGCAAAAAAACTTTCCCCTTGGAATAATATATGGGAAAGAAAAGTTGTTCTCAATGGGCGAGAGTTAATATCATATCATTTATCTGGTATCAATTCACTTGATTATATTGAGTTGTATAAATGGTATGCACCAGGTGGTAAATCACAAGAATCATATAAGCTAGATGCAATTGCAAATGTAGAACTTGGTGAGAGAAAACTATCTTATGATGAATATGATAACTTACATAATCTATACCAAGAGAACTATCAAAAATTTATTGATTACAATATCAAAGACGTTGATCTAATCATTAAACTTGAGGGTAAATTAAAGTTAATTGAATTAGCTTTAACCCTTGCATATGATACAAAGACAAACTTTGAAGATGTATTTGCACAAACAAGAATGTGGGATTCTTTGATATACAATCATCTATTACCAAAAAAGATTATTGTGCCACCAAAAAAATTCAAAAAGAAAATATCTGCTTTTGAAGGCGCTTATGTAAAAGAACCTCAAGTTGGTATGCACGATTGGGTGGCATCTTTTGACTTGAACAGTTTGTATCCACATTTACTTATCATGTATAACATTAGTCCAGAAACAATTATCAATGCAGAAAATTATACTGAAGAAATGCAAAGTGTTCTAAAGTCTGAAGTAAATGTAGATTCTTTACTAGATCAAAAAATAGATACAAAAGAATTGAATGGCGTAACACTCACACCAAATGGCCAATTCTTTAGAACAGATGAACAAGGTTTCTTACCAAAGATGATGGAAGAAATGTATGTAAATCGTAAGAAGTTTAAAAACTTAATGATACAGGCTCAAAAAGATTATGAGAAAAATCCTTCAACTGAATTATCACATTTAATATCGAGATATAATAATCTACAACTTGCAAAAAAAGTATCACTAAACTCCGCTTATGGTGCTCTTGGTTCACAATACTTTAGATTCTATGATCTAAGACAGGCACTTGCAGTTACTTTAGCTGGTCAATTATCTATTCGTTGGATAGAAAATAAATTAAACACATACATGAATGATTTACTTAATACAAAGGAAGATTATGTGGTTGCTTCAGATACAGACTCGATTTATCTCAAGCTTGGTAACCTTATTGATAAAGTGTTTAAAGAAAAACCAACAACTGATGAAGCAATCAAATTCATGGACAAGGTCTGTGATGGTAAAATACAATCATTTATTGATAAAAGTTATAAAGAGCTTGCTGATTACGTTCATGCCTACGACCAAAAGATGGTAATGAAAAGAGAAGCTCTTGCAGATAAAGGTCTTTGGACTGCTAAGAAAAGATATGTATTGAATGTTTATGATAATGAAGGCGTTAGATATACAACACCTAAATTAAAAATCATGGGTCTTGAGATGATTAAATCTTCAACGCCTTATGCGATTCGTGAAAAGATGAAAAAACTTACTAGAATTATTGTTACAAAAGGTGAAGATGAAGTCCAAGAATTTATTGCAAAGTTTAAAGAAGAGTTTAAGAGTTTACCGCCAGAGGAAATATCTTTTCCTCGAGGTTGTAATGGTTTGAAAACTTATGAAGATTCTAATTCAATATACAAAAAAGGCACACCAATTCATGTGAGAGGTGCTCTATTATATAATCATCAACTAAAAAAACTAGGGCTTGAAAAGAAATATCCTGCGATTCAATCTGGTGAAAAATTAAAGTTTACATACCTTAAACAACCAAATCCATTAAAAGATAATGTCATATCTTTTCCAACAAGAATACCAAAAGAGTTTGGTCTTGAAAAATATATTGACTTTGACACCCAGTTTCAAAAAGGTTTCATAGAGCCTACAAAATTTATTGTAGAATGTATTGGTTGGGAAATAGAAAAAAGTAATTCATTGGAGAGTTTTTTTGGCTAAGATAGATTACCAAGTTGTGCCTTTGTTTAGTACACCTCTTTTTATAAAACAAAATATATTCATAGAAGAAGAAACAAAAACATTTTTAAAGAATCAAGAATTTGAAAGAATGTTCTCAAACAATGGTGATTATGGTGTAGATAAATACATACTTAATAAACCCGAATGTGCATCATTAAAAGATAAATTAAATGATGCAATGAGAAAGTATGCTTATACAGAACTTAGAGCTAAAGAACATATAGAATTTTATATTACTAATTCATGGGTAGTCAGACATAAACCAAGGGATTGGGCTCAAGATCATATTCATACAAACTGTATTCTTTCTGGTGTTTATTATTTTGATGTGACTGGAGAAAAAGATTGTGGTGAATTTACACTTACAAGAGATTTAAGTAAAGCTGGTGTTTTTCCAACTTCATGTGATGTAGATGTTATGGATTGGAATTTGTTTAATTCAAAAATCTGGTCTATGACACCAAAAAACGGAGATGTATATATGTTCCCATCATCAACTGTTCATAGTGTTAGTAGTAATATGACAAACAATGATAGACACTCACTTGCTTTTAATATTCACGTTAAAGGTAAACTTGGTACAAAAGAATTTGAATTAGATGTAAAATGATACAAGCAATCTTCCCATTTATAACAGCAATAGGATTATCAGCCATTGCAGCTTATTATTCTGTTATAGGTTTAGCACAGATTTTTCCAGGATCATTTTGGCCAATTATTGTAATGGGTGCTGTTTTAGAAATAGCAAAACTTGTAACAGTATCTTGGTTATATAATAACTGGAAAGAAACTATTTTGGCCATGAAAGTATATTTCATCACAGCTATTATACTTGTGATGTTAATCACTTCTATGGGTATATTTGGTTTTCTTTCAAGAGCTCACATAGAATCCAATATAGTAGTTGGTGCAAACTCTGTTCAAATCAAACAAATAGAATTAAGAGAAAATTTAATTAGAGAAAGATTAGTTTATTTGTATAGACAGGCAGGTGATGATCCTGAAAAAGTTGCAAGAACAACAGATAGACAAATTAGAAATGCACAAGCACAATTGGTAGAACTTACAAAAGAAAAATTACCTTTATTAAAAGAAGAGAATATATTGAAAGCTGAAGTTGGACCAATTATGTTTATTGCGGAGTTTTTATATGGTGAAGGTGATCCAAAATTTATAGATAAGGCCGTGAGAGCGGTTATTTTTATAATCATATTTGTTTTTGACCCTCTCGCCGTATTATTACTCATAGCGGCAAATCAATCATACAGAAAATATAAAGGTGAAAAACCTAAAACTGTAATAAAGAAGGCAAACAAAAGGAAAAGGCTTGACTTACCACCTAGTCCTAGTTTAGAATCCTTCTTTATAGATAAAGATAAAATGTTAGTGCCTAAAAATCAAATTACAAAAATGAAGGAAACATAATGAGTTTGTTAGACAGATTAAAAAAGAATACTACAATTAAAGAAGCTTCGATCTTATCGAAATCAAAATTCTTTAAACAGAAAGATATGGTACAAACAGAAGTACCAATGATTAATGTTGCACTTTCTGGTTCACTTGATGGTGGAATTGTTCCAGGTTTAACTATGTTAGCTGGGCCTTCAAAACATTTCAAGAGTGCTTTTGCTTTACTCATGGCATCATCATACTTAAAAAAATATAAAGATGCCGTAGTTATATTTTATGACTCAGAGTTTGGCACACCACAAAAATATTTTGAAACTTTTGACATTGATATGGAAAGAGTGTTACATACACCAGTTACAAATGTTGAAGAACTTAAACATGACATCATGAATCAGTTGAATGATATTACAAGTGATGATAAAGTAATTATTGTTTTAGATTCGATTGGTAATTTAGCATCTAAAAAAGAGATTGATGACTCAATTGAGGGTAGATCAGTTGCAGATATGACAAGAGCTAAAGGTATTAAATCTTTGTTTAGAATGATAACACCACACCTCACAATCAAAGATATACCTTTAGTTGTTGTCAACCACACATATAAAGAGATTGGTATGTTTCCTAAAGATATTGTTGGTGGTGGCACAGGTTCATATTACTCAGCTGATACAATTTGGATTCTAGGCAGACAACAAGAAAAAACTGGAAAAGATGTAACAGGATATCACTTCATTATTAACGTAGAGAAATCTAGATTTGTAAAAGAGAAATCAAAGATACCAGTTACAGTTTCATTTAATGGCGGTATTCAAAAGTATTCAGGTTTACTAGACATTGCAATTGCAGGTCAATATGTTGCAAAACCATCTCCTGGTTGGTATGCAAAAGTAGATAGAAAAACAGGCGAAATTGGTGAGAAAGTACGCTTTGATGCCACACAAACAGACAAATTCTGGTATGATATATTAAATGACAAGCAGTTTAAAACATTCGTGCAAGAAAAATATCAAATAGGCTATGGGAATATATTAAGTGATGATGCGACTAGAACAGACAATACTGAAGAACTTAGTTTACAATGAAGAATTTACTCGTAAGGTTTTACCATTTATTGAACCAGATTACTTTTCAGAGTCAATAGAAAGAAAAGTATTTCTTGAGATACATGATTTTGTAAATGAATATGAGAAACTTCCAACACATGAAGTTCTTGTAATTAATTTCACAGAAAAGAAAGACCTTACAGAAGATGAAGTTTCAAAGTCAATAGAGCTTCTTCAAGAAATTAAAAAATCAAAAGATGAAAAAGTTGAGTTGAATTGGCTCATAGATCAAACTGAAAAGTTTTGTCAAGACAAAGCCATATACAATGCAATCATGAACTCAGTTTCAATTCTTGATGATAAAAATACAAAAAAATCTAAAGGTGAAATACCAAAACTTCTAAGTGATGCACTTGGTGTTTCCTTTGATTCACATATTGGTCATGATTATATCAATGATTATAATGAACGATATGATTTTTATCACAAGGTTGAAAACAGAGTAAGTTTTGATATTGATATACTCAATAAGATTACAAAAGGTGGTTTACCAATTAAAACATTGAATGTCATTATGGCAGGCACAGGTGTTGGTAAAAGTTTGTTTATGTGTCATATGGCTTCTTCTTGTATATCTCAAGGTGATAATGTTTTGTATATCACTATGGAAATGGCTGAAGAAAAGATTGCAGAAAGAATTGATGCTAACTTATTGAACATCAGTTTAAATGATTTAAGGTCTGTATCAAAAGAAGATTATGAATCTAAATTTAATGTATTAAAAGCAAAGACACAAGGCCAATTAATCATTAAAGAATATCCAACGGCAGCTGCCTCTACTTTACATTTTCGTGCATTGTTAAGTGAGTTAGCATTGAAAAAACAATTTAGACCTGATATAATATTTATTGATTACTTAAACATTTGTACATCATCAAGAATAAAACCAGGTAATAATATTAATTCATATACATTCATAAAAGCTATCGCAGAAGAATTAAGAGGCCTTGCAGTTGAGTATGAATTACCAATTGTATCAGCAACACAAACAACAAGGTCTGGTTATACTAATTCAGATCCAGGTCTTGAAGATGTTTCAGAATCATTTGGTTTACCTGCAACTGCCGACTTTATGTTTTCTATTGTATCAAATGAAGAACTAGAACAACTGAATCAGATATTGGTGAAACAACAAAAGAATCGTTATGCAGACCCAAGTTATTTCAGAAAGTTTATTGTTGGTGTTGATAGAGCTAAGATGAAGTTATATGATGTAGAACAATCAGGTCAAGATGGTATTCTAGATTCTGGTCAAGATGATGGTCCTGATAAACCTATAAATTCATTTGGTAAGAATGAAAAAAGATTTGGTGATGAATTTGGTGATTTTAAAACATGAAAATAACTAAAGAACAAGCTTTACACGGTGCTAAAGTATTCTCAGATTACTTTGATAAATTTGATGGTATTGCAGATTATATGCGAGATCAAAAACTAAATGCAGTTAATGAAATGTCTTTTGGTTTACCAGGAATGGGACCTGAAATGGATTTATTTGATAACTTTAGTATGCACCCAGAAGATATGAATATTGAAGTTGTAGAAATGAATCAAAATATGTGGGACATTTATATTAAGTTGATTTCATCACATTCAAATATGACAAGTATTCCAGGAAAATCATTACGACTTGGTGTATTAGAAAAGAATACAAACAAGTGGCTTGGTTTTATTCGTATGGGTTCACCAGTAATCAATATGAAACCAAGAAATGAATTACTTAATTGTGTATTTACTCAAGATGAAAAAACAGCCAAGTCTTTTAATCAGACATCTATTATGGGCTTTGTAATTGTGCCATCTCAACCATTTGGTTATAATTATCTTGGTGGTAAATTACTTGCATCTATATGTTGTTCACACCATGTTCGTGAAATGATGAACAAGAAATATCCAGGTATGAATGTATGTTTGTTTGAAACGACCAGTTTATATGGGTCATCAAAGTCTAGTTCACAGTATGATGGCATGAAACCATTTCTCAGATTCAAAGGTCTTACAGACTCTAATTTTTTACCATTGATGCACGGCAAACCATATGAAGATTTAAGAGATTATATGGAAAAAGCTGTTGGTGAACCGATAGTGCCAGAAGATGCCTCATCAAGAAAACTCAAACTATCAACTAAAATACAGGCTCTTATCAAGGCTAGTTTAGATGGTGAAGATTTAAAAAGATATAATAATACAATTAAGAATGCTCTTAATTTGACTGAAAAGAAACGATATTACGCCTCTTCCTATGGTTTCTCCAACTTTGTTGATGTAGTGACTGGTAAGACAGATAAGTTGGTTCCAGATAAGGAGAACCACGATAAACATCATCTGGAGAACGTAATTAAGTGGTGGAAAAAGAAAGCAACAAACAGATATGTGTCGCTTAAAAACAACAAAAGACTTAGAAATGAGTTAGAAGTATGGACAGGTGATAAAGAAATTGACATAATTCGATAGTTGTGTTATCATAAATACATGATAAACAATAAACGAGGATAAAATGGCAGATAAAACATCACTTTTTGAATCATCACAAGCTTGGTTTTCTTCTTACGCTGATGTATTAGGTGTCCAAAAATCAGAGAAACAATTAGATACTGAAAAATACCCCACATGGGATTCTTTTTATTCTGTATTTAAAAAACCCTTTGATGCAGCCTATGATAGGCTTGATGTTGGTATAAAAGGAGCTGTTATAACTAAAAAACAAATGGCAGATTTCTTAAAGGAAAATAATGACTGGTATATATCATCAGTTTTAATTGCTGTTGAATTAATGGAAGAGATACAAACAATATCTCGATACGGTATTAAACCACCAGGTTATCAAAATTTATTTTATTTCCGTGGTGATGAAGGTGTGATGGGTAAATTAGAAAAAATATTTAAAATAGCAAACAAATCTCCGATATATGTCGCTTCAGGTGCAGGCCAACCTTTTGGTGATGTAAATAAATGGAGTCCAGCTGATATATATTTGGCATCAAAAAAAGCTTTTAATACTATTCAAGAAGAGTATAAAATAGCAGAGGATAATAAGGGCACATATACTTTTGTTTCTTTAAACAAAATGATGAACACTTTAATAAAAGATGCTGAGATTCTTCCACTCTCTTTAAAGAAAACAGAAAAATCGGCTAAATTAGTGAAAGTCAATTTTGATAGAGAATCAGAGGCAAAAGAACTTGAAAAAATTTCATTTCTAAAGACCTCTGATTGGAAACCTTATGTTAGAAAACCAGTTGGTGAAAAAACTGCAGCTAGAGATATAAGAGTTTTTATTCAAAATATGGATGAGATAAAGTTTAGACATGATCCATCAGCTAAAAGATTTGTAGTTGAGTACATACCAAAAGTTGGTTCTGCTCGTGGTGGTTCAATGTTATTAAGTATTTTTATAAATTTGATGAATCAGATAGATAGTAAAACAGCACAAAATATTAAAAAAGCTTATGATGAGGGTGAGAAATTATATAAAGCAGAGGTAACACCTTTTTTAAAACAAAAAGGTATATTATCTAAAAAAGATTTTGACCGAGAGAGAGGTGCTATAAGCGCTACGAATATTGTTAATAGAGTTATGCCAATATTATCTAAATGGTTTAATAGAAAAGATCCTAAATCCAAAAAACAAATAAACGAATTTACACGGTCAATATTTGCATACATGACCTCAAGATCACCAAACTCAGGAAGGTTTGTAATCGCAAAATGAATTTCACAGAATTTTTAGAAGAAGCCAGACAAGATAAAAATCTTCATTTAGAACATTTAGAAGATAATATCTTGAATCGTGGTGTTGCTGGCGCCAGAGAATCAATCAACTTTCTACAATCATTGAGAGATATGCTTGCAGGTAGTTCAACATCAAAAATAAATGTCACAACAAAATGGGATGGTGCCCCAGCTGTTTTTGCAGGTGTCAATCCAAAGAATGGTAAGTTTTTTGTTGGCACTAAATCTGTTTTTAATAAAGCGCCAAAATTAAATTATACAGATAGAGATATAGATAGAAACCATCCAAGTGGTGGTTTAAATGAAAAACTAAAAATAGCCTTGGCATTTTTACCAAAACTTGGTATCAAAGGTGTATTACAAGGTGATATGATGTTTACAAAAGGCGACATAAAAAAAGAACAAATAGATGGGGAGAAATACGTCACGTTTCAACCAAACACTATTGTCTATGCTGTACCTGAAGATTCACCACTCTCTAAAAAAATGCAGGCCGCTCAACTAGGTATTGTTTTTCATACCTCATATTCAGGTAGAAGTTTAGACACAATGAAACCAAGTTTTAATATTGATATTAGTAGATTAAAACCAACAAAAGATGTTTGGTTCCGTGACGCCTCATTTATTAATGCCTCTGGTACAGCGACATTTACAGAGGCAGAAACAAAACAAATAAGTAACATACTCTCACAGGCAGGTAGGACATTTCAAAAAATAAACGCATTAGTATTAAATCGCATATCAGTTAATGATAAGGTACTTGGTGAAATAAAGATATTTAATAATCAAATGGTCAGACAAGGCCAAAAGATTAGAAATACATCAACACATACTGTAAATTTAATTAGATATGTTGAAAGTAAATTAAATAAAGAAATACTTAAAGCTAAGAGAGATGATACTAAGAAGAAAAGACAAAGAGAAAAAAATGAAATGATGAGGCTTTTAAGAGGTTCAGCTAGACAGTTGATTGAGGTATTTAATCTCATGAACTCAATTACTGAAGCAAAAACAATCATCATTCGTAAATTACAAGAGATGCGACAAGTTACAAATACATTTGTCAGAACAGATAATGGATTTAGAATCACCAATCCAGAGGGTTTTGTTGCCGTAGATAAGCTATCTGGTGGTGCATTGAAACTTGTTGATCGACTAGAATTTTCACATCAGAATTTCACGGCTAAGAAACAATGGGACAAGTAAAATGGCATACGACATAGACAAAATATTACATGAGTATGGAGATATTGATTTTGGCTTTACTGCTGTTGATGAAACAGAATACGAAAAAGTTAAAGACGAATTAGAAAAAACTAATTATCAAAAAGATATAACAGTAGAAGCATACAAAGATAGATTAAAAGAGTTAGAAGGATTAATCATGCCTTTCTTAACTAACCTATATAAATCCAGAGAACAGGCTTACATTCATTGGCCTAATCGTGGTAACTTATTAGAAAAACAAATGCAAAGAGTTTTAAAACTAACGAGAGGATAATGAGCAATCCAAGAATCGCAAGAAAACCAGGTCAACCAGCAAAATCTAAAAAGCACTCAGACCTCTACACAGACGAGGATCCGAAAGGAACAATCCACGGGCTCAAATTCGCAAGTAAGTCTGATGCAGAAGCTTCAGTACGAAAGATTAAGTCAAGCGGACGATCCCACGCCCATAAGATTCAAGCAGCGATAGCCATGGAACAAAGAGCCAAGGTGATGGGTAAAGCCGGTGCGGCCGCTGTGTATCGTAGTTTTATTAATGCAATGAAAAAGAAAACAAAGAAAATGAATGAAGCTGCATATAAAGGTAACTTGGGTGTTATGGAGTTAGTAAACTTTCATTCTAAAGCCACACCCGATCAAAAGAAAAAATTAAATTCCCATATTAAAAATAAAAAACATAAAGAATTTCGTGAACTTATACATCATGTCACAGGAGTTAAATTACATAAGAGCGTAAACGAAATGAAAAATTCACCACTAGATACTTGGGCTAATGAAGAACCCGTAAAGTACACAAAACATTTAACAAAAACTTTTGGTCAACCAGATGAACTTACAGATCATAGAGCTGTTTGGTATGCAAAAGATGGCTTTCAAAGAATAGTTGTAAAAGATGAATACATCTTACATGGATCACCTGCACCACACTATGATTTCGTGTATAGTTATGTTGACTTAAAAGTACCACATGATTTAGCTGACCCTTTGGCAAAGAGTAGTGAAAGTATTTTAATTGACTTTCTAAAAAATCAAGTTGGTGCTAGGTGTGGTTCACTTACAGCAAATGCAGTAACACTTAATTATGTTCTTGATGTTGTTGCAAAGAGGGTGAAACCTAGTAAAGATGAATATGAAAAAAGAATAAAAGATATGATTAAGATGAATGAATCTGGTAAAACTTACACTAATGATTGGTGGCCAGATGAAAGTGAAGATGCTAACCCGAAAAATCCATATTATAAAGAGGGTAGTATTGAAGAAGAATACGGAGCTGGAGAAGAAGGCACGGATAAAGTAGTAAAGAACTATAAGAAAATGACACCAGGACAATTGGTTAAATTTAAACAATATATAAAAGGATAGTAACTTAAATTGGAGTAAATAATGCGAAACTTGATTATAGGATGTGCCAGTAATTATGATTGGTCTACACTTCAGTATTGGTGTAATTCGATCAATCAAACTGGATTTGATGGGGATAAAGTCCTTGTTCTAATGAATTGTGATAAAGATACAGTTGTCAAAGTTGAACAAGCTGGATTTAAAATTATAGGCTTTAACAAAGATGATGATGGTAATCTAGTACATGATTCAAAAATGCCACCTCATGTGGAAAGATTCTTGCATATCTATGAGTATCTTAGAAAAGCAGATGATTATGATTATGTTGTTACCACAGATGTAAAAGATGTAATCTTTCAAAAAGATCCATGTAAATGGCTTGAAGAATATGATGCAGGCGATCATGTTGATTTATTTTTCTCATCTGAAAGTATTTTATATAAAAATGAACCATGGGGTGATCAAAATCTTCTTGAAACTTTTGGGCCATATGTTCATAATATTTTCAAAGAAAATGAAATTTATAATGTAGGTGTTTTAGCTGGTCGTGGTTTTGCCATGCGATCCTTAATGATTAATATATTCTCAGCTTGCATGGGTAAACCTATACCAATATGCGATCAATCAACATTCAACTTTATGATTTCACAATCACCTTATACAAACACATCAGAATATTTTGGCTCAGAAGATGGCTGGGCTTGTCAATTAGGTACAACGGCAGATCCAGCTAAAATACAAGATTTTGAACCTTATCTACTTGAACCAAGTCCTATTATGGAAAATGGTTTAGTTAGAACATCAAACGGAAGTAAAGATTTTTGTATCGTACATCAGTATGATAGAGTGCCTGCTTGGCGACATATTTTACAGATGAAATATGCCTCATGAAAAGATCATTTCCATTGAAAATAGCATTGTGTTTATCTGGTCAACCTAGAAGCTTTGCAAAAGGTTTTGAGTATCATAAGAAAAATTTATTAGATCATTATGATGTTGATACCTTTATTCATACTTGGTATTGTGATGATGCAAAAGATTACATAGGCCTTTACGAACCTGTATTATCATTTTTAGAAAAACCTCTTGAAGGTAATTTTGATGAAATGTATAAGAATACTCCTGATGCTATAAATCACCCACCACGTTTTACTGTTTCAATGCTTTATAGCATAGAAAAATCATGTGAATTAAAAGTTAGAAAAGAATTACAATCAAAGAAAAAATATGATTGGGTAATTAAATCTAGGCCTGATTATGCTTTAAATACTCTCATTAATTTTTATGAATTAGATAGTAATAAACTTTATATACCAAATTGTAGAATGGTACCTGAAAAAGATTTTGGTAATGACCAATTTGCATTTAGTTCATCTAATATTATGAACAAAAGAATGACAATATATTCCAATATGAATCATCATTATGACCAAGGTGTGCCAATGATTGGTGAAGATATGATGAAAGCTCAATTACATCAGTATGGTTTACATGGTGAATTTTTAGAGTATGTAAATATGAATAATCCATTTTCTCCAGGTGAGTTCAATGGTACTTGGCACTCTTTAATTCGTGATGATTGTGGTGAATGGAAAAAAAGGTAGTAAAAGAATTTATTGGGCACTCAGGTTGTGAAATATTCCTCGTAAAAGATAAACATGATTTCTTTGTGAGGAAAAATGGAAACGTGGAAAGAAATATTGAAAGATTAATAGGATTATATGAAAAAGGATATAATGTACCAACAATATTTGATTCATCTGAAAGTTATATTGAGATGGAGTATATTCATGGTCTTGATATTGTGGAGTACCTAAAAACTAGAGGTACAAAAAGATTAGGTGATTTTATAATTCAAACAATAGATTCATTTGCTAAAGATGCTATCAAAGTTGATTACGTTAATGTTTATGATAAGAAGCTTGACTTCATAAAATCTACTGTTGATTTACCATTTACTAAAAATGAAATCATAGATAGATTACCAACACACTTGCCAAAGTCCACATATCATGGCGATTTTACCCTAGAAAACTTGATTTTTAATGATGAATCGTTTACAATGATAGATCCAGTTACGATTGAATATGATTCGTATGTATTTGATCTGGCTAAGTTAAGGCAAGATTTAACTTGTAAATGGTTTTTAAGAAACAAAAATATTAAACTAGATGTTAAGTTACAAAATCTAGAAGATCATGTTTTTAAAAAGTTTGGTTTTGCAAAAAACGATTATCTTTTAATCCTTATGTTACTACGAGTTTATTTACATACTGAAATTGGAGATAGTAATAGAGAATTTATATTGAAGGAGATAAAGCGTTTATGGAAATAATTATACCAGCAGCTGGGGCTTCATCCAGATTTCCTAATATGAAACCAAAATTTTTATTGTTCGGTCGATATAATAAAATGATGTTCCATCATGCTATAGAGGACTATCTTGAAAAAGATAATAATATTACAATTGGTATTTTAAAAGAACATGAGATTGCTTATCAAGCTAAAGCATTTATTAAACAACAATATAATGATAGAATAAAAATTGTTGTCTTAGAAAATCCTACAAGAGGCCCAGCTGATACTGTTTTTCAAATATTGGATAAAGCAGAAATAGATGGTGAAGCAGAAATTTTTATAAAAGATTGTGATAGTTTTTTTAGTCATGAACATAGTTCTGGCAATTATGTTTGTGTTTCTAATATAGCAAATCATGAAACACTAAAAAAATTATCCTCTAAGAGTTTTATTGTTTCAAATAATCAAGGCATTATTAATCAAATTATAGAAAAAAAAGTGGTGTCTGATACCTTTTGTGTTGGTGGGTATAAATTTGAATCAGCTAAATCATTTAGAGAAAATTTTAAAGAAATAAATTCACAAGATGAATTATTTGTTTCAGATGTAATACAAAGAGCTTTATTTAAAGGTGAGGTGTTTTATGAAAAACAAGTTGAAAATTACCATGATGTAGGTACAGCTGATGATTGGTTTGAATGGAATAATAAACCAGTTATATTTTGTGACATAGATGGCACAATTGTTAAATCACAATCTAGAATTGGTGATAATTCTGTTTGGAGATTAGGAAAACCTCTTGAGAAAAATGTAAAGATACTTTTAGAAATGCAAGAAAAAGGTTCTCATTTTGTTTTTACTACGGCAAGAACTAAAGATATGGAAGGACCAACAAGAGCTACTCTTGATAATTTAGGCTTTACTAATTATGATTTAGTAATTAATTTACCAAATGCAGATAGAGTTTTAATTAATGATTTTCATAATCAAAACCCATACCCTAGAGCAACAGCAATTAATCTGAAAAGAGATAAAGATGATTTAGAAAACTATCTTACACAATTAAAGAGTGGTAAATGAAACCAGATAAAAATTTGTTTATTGTAACTTCAGCTTTAGAACCTACAATCGGTGTAATTAGTAAAGAAGATAGGTTTCAACAAACTGTGGCAGGTTTGAAAAACTTAAAAGAAAAAGTACCAAATGCCTTTATCTTATTTTCTGATGGATCACCAGGTGCTTGTGATGATAATAGTATGAAACAGATTGCTAAGTTTATTGATGGTGCTGTATATTGGTCACATGATGATCAGGTAAGAGAGTTATCTAAAACTGGTAGAAAGAGTGAAGCTGAAATTGCTTTATTACTCAAGACGTTTTTCTTATTAAAACAACATCCAGAATTAAGTAAGTTGATGTATTCTGTAAAAAGAATTTTTAAATATTCAGCTCGATCATTGTTACAGGATAAATTTAATATTAGTGTTTATGACAATGCTAATTTATTTGGTAAATATGTTTTTAAAGAAAGAATACCAACTTGGATGCCTGATAAAAATCTAGTAGATCATTTATTCATTACTAGATTCTTTTCTTTATGTACATCTTTGATGGATGATTATATTAGAACTTTAAATAAAACTTTAAATTCTTGTATAACTCATGGTATAGATACAGAACACGCACATTTTAAAGAGATAGATAAAAAATATGTAGTAGAGCTTAGACGTATTCACGTTGAAGGTATTATGGCTGGAACAGGAAAAACAGAGGAATATTGATATGAATTTATGGAAATACTTTTTAGAAAATGATGGTAATAAAATTACAAGATGGACTCATTACTTTCCGATTTATGAAAAACATTTTGAAAGATTTAAAAATAAACCAGTAAAGATATTAGAGATTGGTGTTTTAAATGGTGGCTCTTTACCAATGTGGCAAAAATATTTTGGCCCACTTTCAAAGATAGTTGCAATAGACATAACACCATCTTGTAAAAACTTTGAGATACCAGGAACAGTTATTCGTATTGGCGACCAATCAGATGAAAAGTTTTTACAAGAATTAGTAGATGAGTTTGGTGAGTTTGATATTATTATAGATGATGGTAGTCACCATGTTAATCATGTAAATAAAACATTTCAATATCTGTACCCTAAAATGTCGAAAAATGGTATTTACTTTGTTGAAGATACACACGCAGCTTATTGGAAAGATACTCATGGTGGTGGTTTAAATGAACCAGAATCAATTATAAATGTATCTAAAAACTTGGTTGATAAACTCAATGCAGATCATACAAAAGGTCAGGTAGAACCAGATGATTTCACCAGATCCACACAATCAATTACATTTTATGATAGTGTAATTGTATTTGAAAGAGGTGAAATACATTGGAAACAACCATTAGAATTTCCTCAAGAAAGAGCTTTAAACTCAGCACCAGATATGGGAGATTTTACCATAAAAACTTAAATGTATAAATAACAGAAATAATTAACTTATTAGCTGCAGAGGCTTATGAAATTTCTAGACTTCATAGATGAAAATCTATCAAAAAAAGAGAAGCACGCCGTTTTATCATTCGGTAGATTAAATCCGATTACAAAAGGGCATGAGAAACTTGTAAATAAAGCAAAACAAATTGCTCGACAAGTTGGTGGTACTCATCATATTGTTCTCTCACATAGTCAAGATAAGAATAAGAATCCACTTTCACCAGCTGATAAGTTAAAACACGCAAAGAGAGCTTTTCCCAATACAAATTTATCTACATCAGATAAACAGAATCCAAATTATTTAAATCAAGCAGCCAAGTTGCATAAGAAAGGTGTAACACACCTACACGTTGTTGCAGGTTCAGACCGTGTACCAGAGTTTTCAAAAACTCTTAAAACTTATAACGGCACACATTCAAAAGCATTATATAATTTTAAAAATATAAAAGTACATTCATCTGGTGAGAGAGATCCAGATAGCCCCAATGTATCAGGTATGTCAGGTACTAAGATGAGAGGTCATGCAGCTGCTGGTAATTATAAATTATTCAAGTCGGGTGCACCATCAGGTATGACTGATTTTCATGTAAAACATATGTATAAAGATACTCGCAAAGGCATGAAGATTGCAGAAGATGTTGCAGTATTTTTAATTGGTGGTCCTGGTTCTGGTAAAGATTACATATTCAAAAGTGTATTAGAGCATTTTGGTCTTAAAGAAATGAATACTGATAAAGTTTTTGAATATATCATGGAGAAAAAATATGATACTCATGAAAGATCAAACCTTGTAATTAATGGTAATGCTCATGAGATTAAAACTTTAAGTAATATAAAAGAAAAGCTAGAAGAACAGAATTACAAAACAACAATGGTTCTTGTTTCTACAACAAATGATGTTTCAAAATTAAGAAATGAGTCTAGAAAAAGAATCATGAATGAAGAACTAAGACATCAGAAATGGGAATTAGTAAATATGGTAAAGCCATATTTTGAAGATGTTTTTAAAGAAGATTATATTGAATTTGATAACTCAGAGAATTTATCAGAGGAACACTTTCAAGAAAGAATATTTGATTTAAAAGAATGGTTAGAGGATAAAATGTCCAATAACATAAAAGGTATTGATGATTTATTTGAAGATACATTTGAAGAAGATTTAAGAAAATGGTTTTCTAAAGATGACCCACAGGGTGATTGGAAAAGAGTCGATACTAAGGGCAATGTAATTGGCCCATGTGCAAGAAAACCAGGTGAACCAAAACCTAAGTGTATGTCAAAAGCGACTAGGGCTAAACTTTCTAAAAAAGAAAGAGCCTCTGCTGTTCGTACTAAACGAAAGCATGATAAAGTTGCAGATAGAGCTGGTAAAGGTGGGAAACCAGTAATGGTTTCAAGCTTTGGTAAAGGTAAATTAACGAAGGAGGATTTAAGTAATGAATATGATTGGAAATATGATAAGGAAAGTGATCAAAGAAGAAATAGACAAAGCTTTGGACGAGTTCTTGAAACAGAATTTTCCGAGGCAGTATCACATAAAACAAAAAAGAGCAAACTCGGAACCAAGAATGTCAATGACACATTCAACGCATGGTATTTCGGGTCGCAGGTCAGCAAATACTACAAACCAAACGAACTCTCGGAAAAGAAGGCGTCCGAGGAAACCACGCAATATGAATCCATAGACAAAGGTATGGAACCTGGTATGGCTCTTAATTCATATTCAAAAGAATATAATAGTTTAAGAACTAAAGGTCGTGTAAGAAAGGGTCAAGTAGTACCGTTTAAAGAATTAACAGGCGATACTACTGGCGCTTCTATATCGGCTCAAAAAGAAGATGAACTTAAAAAAGTTGGTATTAATTTAAAAACTTTTAAAGCAAAAAGATTTCCAGGAACAGGCTAATGAAAACATTTATACAGTTTATAGAGGAAGATAAATCACCTGCGTGGCAAAGAGCTGCCGGTAAAAATCCAGAAGGTGGTTTAAACCAAAAAGGTGTTGAATCATATCGCCGTGAAAATCCAGGATCAAAGTTACAAACAGCAGTTACAACAAAGCCAAGTAAATTAAAGAAAGGCTCTAAGTCTGCTAAGAGAAGATTATCATTCTGCCGGAGAATGAAAGGGATGAAAAAGAAGCTAACGTCAGCTAAAACAGCTAGAGATCCCGATAGCCGAATTAATAAAGCTTTAAGAAAATGGAACTGCTAAACAAGGAGAAGAAAAAATGAGATCGAAAGACTCCCAAATAATTAACAACGTAGCTGATGCGGCTCGTAAAATCATGTTAGGTGAAGAGCCAGATTCACAAGAATTTGATCAAGAGTTGAAAAAAACTCAAACTAAAGCATCAAAGAAGAAAACACCTGAAGAAGAAGCTGGTGTTTCTAAAGCATTAGTTCAAGCCAGTCAATCTGTTAAAGTTGAGGATGTAAATGTTTTTGATCTACCTTTGGATGCCATGAGTGAAGAAGATGTAGCATCTCTTAAATCTTTAACACAAGAAGCTATGGATGCTGTTCCTTTATCTAATCAACAATCAGATATAGTTGAAAAAATTAATGTGATTCGTGAAAAATATGGAATGATACCTTTACAAACTTTAAATAATAAGAATCAAATAGGTGAAGATAAAGAAAAACTTAAAAAGATTTCTAAAGAATTAGCTGGTGCTTCAAAGATGCACAAAAGCCAATCTGAAAGAATAGAAAAAATGTTACCAGATGTCAAATCAGTAGATGAGGCTCATGGTGAATTACACGGAGGTCAAAAGAAACTAGATATGAATAAAAATAATAAAGTAGATGCTGAAGATTTAAAGATGCTTCGTGCAAAGAAAAAACCTGCAAAACGCACCGTGACCATGGATAAACCTGATCGTTTAGTCAGTATGAAAGTTTCTAAAGAAGCTGTTGAATATGTCAATGAAGTTGAAGTATTACCAAAAGGAGTTACCAGACACAAGGCTAAACTAGCTCAAGGTGCCAAATATGGTGCGAGTGATTATGGTAGAGGTGGTGAAGAAGAGCAAACAATGAAAAAAGCAATGACAAGAAAATCTGAGCCAAAGAAAAGAGGTAGTTATGGCGCTAGACAAAACATAGTTCGTGGTACCAAAGTAAGTGGTAAAGACGTAAATGAGTCAGCTTCTTTCTTTGATAAACTAACAATGCTCGAAGAGGCGCCTTTGGAAGCAATAAGTGTTTCTCTTAAAGAAGGTAGAATGAAAGATATGGTCACAGGTCACATGGATGCCGGTCATAGTTATGATAGTGCTATGAAGAAAGCACAGGCTGATATGAATAAGATGAAAAAACCAAAACCAAAACAGATGTCATTACCTTTAAACAAACAAAAAGCAAATGAAGATATAGATGAAGGTGCTTTAGGTGCTACTGCTGGGGCAGTTGGCGGTGCAATGATGGCCGGACCAGTTGGTGCAGCTGTTGGAGGATTAGTTGGTCACAAAGCTCAACAAGGTATTAAAAAGTTGGGTAAAAAAATAAAAGCAGGGTATCAAGCATTCAAAAGACCACAAACTGCTGAAGCAATAGAGTATATGGAAGAAAAGAAAAAGAAACATTCATGTGCTTCTAAGGTTAAGAATGAAGAGTTTGGTATTGGATATTGCATACCTGAAATGCACACCATGTTAGAAGATGGTACAGTAACACACTATGATGTTGAGTTTGATGATTGTATAGTTGAAGATTTCCCAGTTGAAGAGTTAGAAATTCTTGTATCTGAAATGCACGAGCATTATGACAATGAAGAAAAGAATCAATTACATGAACTATCACCAAAGGCTCTAGGGTCTTATACAAAAAAGGCTTCACAAGACCTTTCTAACAGAAGATTTGACCAAGGCGAAAGTGAGAAGCGTCAATATGAACCAGATGCAGCTGATGATAGAGAAGAGAAAAGACTCCAACAACGTGAAAAGGGTATTAAACGTGCTGCTACTAAGTTAGTGAAGAAAGCTACTAATGAAGAGTATGAGCAGTTAGATGAATTATCACCAAAGACTTTAGGATCTTATTCTCAAAAATCTGTAAGAGATTTAGCGAAACGTGATAGGGCCATGGGTAAAGCAACACAAAGAGATAGAGAAGTTGTGGATCCAGAAACAAGCAAACCTTTTCAAAAAATGGCTAAGAGAAGGTCTGGGTTGACAAAAGCGATAAACAGATTATCTAAAGAAGATATACTAGCTGCAGCGTATGACGAAATAGAGCAACTAGAGGAGGGCACCCCCTCAAAAAAGCAAGTTAAGCAGGGTATTGGTATAGCTCGTGATAAGAGATACGCAAAAGGCAATATGTCTGGTGCTGTAAAAGCTATGGACAAGGTCAATAAAGGTCTTGCTCAACACCCTGCTGTAGCAAAAGAGTTAAGAAAACAAAATGAAGATATAGAATATATTGATGAACTTAAAACACCTACACTTAAAAGTTACATAAGCAAGGCAAGTAAAGATATAGAACAGAAACAGAGCGGAAAAGGTTATCCATTTGGTATCGGCAAAGACAAAAGCAAAATTGTTAAAAGAGATTTAGCTATTGACAAAGCCAAAGGTAGACTCAGTATGAACAGACAACTTGGTAGACCTGAAGAGTCAGTACAGATTGATGAACTCGATACTAAAACTTTGATGAGTTATAGAGATAAGGCTGAAGATGACCAAGTTGACCGAGCCATGGACATGAAAGGTAATACACCTAAAGCCAGAAAAAGAGCGATGGGTATAGAAAAAGCTAAAGATAGACTTAGAATGAAGGCTCAGAAAGAAGAAGTTGAGTACATAGAAGAAAAAAATGTACCAACTAATCCTAAATTATGGTCAAGAGCAAAATCATTAGCAAAACAAAAGTTTGATGTTTATCCATCAGCTTATGCAAATGGTTGGGCTTCTAAGTGGTATAAATCAAAAGGCGGAAGTTGGAGAAAAGGATGAAAACTTTAAAAGAACTCAGTAAATACACTCTCGCTCGTTATCAAATGGGAGCTGCAGATAACCTTAGAGATAAAGGTGTGGACCATGGTGCAAAAATAGTACAGTCTGTGGTTAAAGGTGGTGATGCGAAAAAAAATGACCCAGACAGGGAGAAAAGAAGCCAGAAGATGCGGAAAAGAGTAGTTGGTATTGGTAGAGCTGCAAATAAACTTACACAAAAAACCAATGAAGATATAGAATATATTGATGAACTATCACCAAAAACTTTGGGTAACTACGCAACAAAAGCTGGTGATGATTTAGCTAGAACATCATATAAAATGGGTGCTAAAAGCATGAGTAGGAATGATTATGATGATAAAAAAGATTTGAAAAAAGTCACTAATCGTCAAACTGGTTTAGCAAGAGCTGCTCGTAAGTTAGTTGATAAAGGCCGTAAAATGAAAGGTGGGGTTCCAGAGTCAGTAGAATATATTGATGAAGATGAAAAGAAGTATCATTATGATTTAGGTCATAAGACAGCTATGTCAGGTGATAAAAGAGGTGAAACTTCAGATAACTTTGGTCCTTATGCTAGTCACTACAATGCAGGATATGATGCTGGTATGAAAAAAAGAAAATCTACAAAACCTAAAGTAGTAGGTAAAGATAGTTACGGAAGAGATATTGTTAAAGTAGAGGGACATAAAACTAAGAAGAAGTATTTAAAAGATTTAAAAATGACAATGAATCAGGCAACACTTGGTGATATGTCAACTGCTTTACAAAAAGGTGGTTTTCAAGGTAAAGGCCAATATGAAGAAACAGAAATACTTGAAGATGGTCACACAGATGTAGCATCAGCTATGAGAAAATGTAAGACCATTATGGAAGATGCTGGTGATATACAAACTAAATTAGCAATGATGGGTTCAGTTGAGTCATTACCAAGTTGGTGGACAAATAAACTTGCAGTTGCAGCTGCATATATGGATAGCATGAGAGATTACCTTTTATACCCTACAAATGAAGAAGTAGATCAGATTGATGAACTTAATGTAAGAACAATGAGAAGTTATAGAGATAAAGCAATGGATGATTATGAGGATAAAATTGATCCTAGAAAAGGTAGAAAATTAACAAGTCCAGAAGCAAAAAAAAGGATGCAAGGTATTCAAAGAGCTGATGATAAGATACAAACTAAAAAAATATTGCAACGTCAAAAGATGGGTGTAAGTGAAGGTCGAGTAAAACAAGATATGATTAAAAAAGGTTATGCTAGAGGTAATAGAGATGTTGATCCAAGAATGATGATACCTAAAACAAAACCAAAAGATAAACAGATGAAGTTGCCATTAAAAGAAAAACATATGACTGATGGTGAGATGAAAAAACGTGAAAAAATTGTAATGGCGATGAAACCTAAAATGAAAGGTTTTAAAGACAGATATGGTGATGATGCCAAAAATGTAATGTATGCAACGGCAACAAAAATGGCCATGAAAAAAGAAGATACAAATCTTTTTGAAAAGGTTAAAAAAAGAAAAGTAAATCAGAAGAAATTAGCAGGTAACGATAAATTTGAAGCTGACCCAACTTTAACAAGTCAGATCATGAGACCCGATAATCCTTCTAATGACAACGACAATAAGATATAAATACACAATAACATTTTAAAAGGAGAAAAAAATGTCGCTTTGGGGAAATACAGACGCCGCTAATAACGTGCCAAAACAGACAGACACATCAGGTTATGGTGGTGATACACCTCAAGTAACCGGGAATGGTCAAGTATATTTTGCTAACACAGCAATCGGAGATTTCATTGATAAAGCCGCTATAGGCATTTTCGGTGTATCAACCGCAGAACAATCAACAGCAGAGGCTAATGTAGCTACTGGTGATGGATCTGGAGTGCCAGCACACGCTGGTTGGGTACTTAGAAAAGTCGGTACAGGACCTATTACAAGTATTACATCAAATGCTTTTGGTCACTTAGTAAACTCATATATTAACTTTTCAACTGGTGGTGGTAAATCTGGTTCAGGTCAGATTCATGCTAACGCTAGAGTGTATGTAAATTCAACTGGTGCAGTTGTAAATGTTGAAATAGGTAACACAGCTGGTAATTATGCTAATACGCCAACTATAGCTAACATTTACTCTTCATTGCACTTTGTACAGAATACAGCTGCACTAACAAATAAAGTCACACAAGGTAGAGCTAACGCTGTGTTTACAATCACAGTAGGTGGCCGTGCAGGTAGAGTTCAAACTGAAACTTTAGTTGCAATGGGTTCCATGATTGGTGATGATGCTAATGGTGTATTTGACAAAGGTTAATGTAGTTGAAATTTAAAAAGTTTCGTCAATTTAATGAGGTTTCTACAGCTGTAGAACTTGATCAAGCCGAGGAGTTTCACGACCTTCCTGCAAAGGATTGGGGTGAAAACTCCTCATCTTTTTCTAACCCTAGAGTAAGATCAGATGTCAATCTTTCATTACTTCAGTATATGAAGTCTGGGTTTAGGGCGCCAGAAGAAGGCATAACTATGATTAACAAAGCTCTTCAATATCATGGTTCTATGTTACCATCTACATACAGGCCTGATCAAGAAGGTGGAGAACTTGGTATTGACTTGATGCAATTTGGTCAAGATTCAGGATATAAGATTTACATAATTTACGACCTTGCTCATGAAAGTGGTCGCTTTGAGTTTTACGCTGAAGTTGGTGATGAAAAACGAATAGCAGAACTTTTATTGGACGAGGGAAAAAGAATATAGGAAAATAATTGGCATTTGAAACTTTAGATAATGAAAATTGGATATTATACGCTATAAAAGCATATGAAAAACCAAACTATGTAATGAGTGAATTTAAAGATGATCTAAAAAGGATTAATTATTTAAAAAGACTATTTCGTAGATACAGAAAACAGAGCGACATTAAAGAGAGATTAGTCTTAAATCACTTAACAGTTTTAATAAATGTTTTTGGACCAGCAGTAACAAGTAGATTATTATTTTTTAAAGTGGCTGAAGAAGATCATTCTATACTAAAAGCTTATCTAACATTTTTAAATATTATGCCAGATAAGATAACAGGTATAGAAGGTAAAGATATTCATTCATCATCAATACAAATTGATATGGGTATAGCGGAGAAACTTAGGAAAATAGATGAGTAAATGGTCGAACAAGTACAAAAAAAGCATTGATTGTAGCAACCCCAAAGGCTTTAGTCAAAAGGCTCATTGTGCTGGTCGTAAAAAAAAATCATTGAAAGAAGCTGGCAGACCATATAGTGCAAAATATATGAAAGCACTTATAAAAGCAGGTCAAGGTAAAACATCAGATACAGTAAATGTAAAAATACCAAAGAGTGGTCATTTTATAGATGAAGCCGATTATTCTTTAATGGTTAAACCAAGAGGTCGTAGAGGTGTTGTGGTAAGGAAACCTGGATCTGGATTACCAAAAAATTTATTTAAAACAAAATCAGCTTTTGCAAAAGATGAAAAGAAAGTAGATGAAGTCTTATCAACAGCAGGTCGTATTGCAGGTCAATATCTAGGTTCTAAAATAGGTTCAGATGCTCCTGGTGCCTCTGCCGGTGAGGCTTTAGGTGTCATGGCAGATTATCATACACAAAAGGCCGCAAGAACAGCAAAAGCTAGACTTAAAAAATTTCAAAGAGGTGTGAAAAGAAAAGGTTATAAATTTGGTGACGCCACTAGAGCTGCGTTAAATAAACCTAGAAAACCAGAACCAGTAAAAAAAGAACCAACACTTAAAAAGGAAGCTTGTTGGGATTCACACAAACAAGTTGGTTTCAAAATGAAAAAAGGCAGAAGAGTTCCTAATTGTGTTCCTAAAAATGAAGATGCACCAACAGTAAGTGCAGGATCAGGTCAAGTAGCCGGTATTGGTGTTGGCCCTGATGGTGAACCAGGAGTTCCAGTAAAAAGAAAGAAGAAAAAATTGATGCCATTTATAATGTATATGAAGAGGAATAATGTTTAATGTTTTTAGTATAATAAAAGTTTTAGCGTATCTTGGTATTGTTATTATTATTGCAGGTGGTTTATGGTATGCAGTAAATCTCAAGGCCGAATTGGCCACATCTGAAGCAAATAATAAAATATTAGAGAACTCATTGTCTGATCAAAATGAAGTCATTGAACAGATGAGAGTTGATATTGCTGTTATAGAAGAAATAAATGAAGAAGTAAATAAAGAATTGACTAGACAAAGAAAAGAAGTAAGAGAGCTAGTTGATAAGTTTAATGTAAATGCAAGAGGTGAAACTAGAGATATTGGTAGAATAGCATTTAGAAAACCAAGAACGATGGAAAGATTAGTCAATCGTGGTACAAGAAATGCACTTAGATGTTTAGAGATAGCCTCAGGAGCAAAACGAACAGAAAAAGAAATCAATGCAAAAACAGAAAGTGAAATAAATCGTGAATGTCCAACACTTGCCAATCCTAATTTTATTCCCGTTATTCGCTAGCGGTTGTGCTTTTCCAAGTCTTTGGAAAAAAGATGTCAAACAAATAGAAGTAAAGCAAGTAGCAGTTGAGAGAATAAAATTAGACATAGAAAATCCAAAACCTTTGAAACCACAAGAACTTAAATGGGTTCTGATTACACCAGATAATGTAGATAAAGTTTGGGAAAAATTAAAAAAGAATAAAAAAGATTTAGTTTTATTTGGCCTTACAGATGAGGGATATGAGAAGTTGTCTATAAATATGGCTGAAATAAGAAATTTTATCAACACTCAAAGAGTAATTATTTTAAAGTATAAGGATTACTATGAAAAAGACGATAGCGATAATTAGTGCAGTATTCATTTTATCTGGCTGTAGTTTATTAGATGCCTATAAAACATCAAAGTTTGATGGTAATGAATACTTTAGTGTTAATCAAATAAGAACAATCGCTGAAATAGCTGAACCCTATTGTGATACAGGTACCATAGATTATTCTTTGATAAGACAAATATATGTAAGTTCTTCATTAGCTGTTAATTATACTCAATATTTACCAGAGAATGAAGATTCACACGAGCTGTTAAAAGGTTTACATACTTTAATCGTAGGTTTCAAAACACAATATGATAATAAAGGTGGTAGAATTTCTAAAGCATATTGTAACTTAAAACTCAATTCTATTAAAAGAACAGCCGAGAAAATCCAACAAGTTATAGGGAGTAAATCTAGATGAAACTAGATTGGGAAAAAGATCCTAAAAAACAATCAGGTGGTTCAGAATGGAGACCCATTTTAAAATTTTGGTTATGTGCTTTTATAATAATATGCACATTACTAATAGCCACAGCATTTGCCTTCGCACCATTTAAAATTAGTTAAGGAGTTGAAATGGAAAACAAATACAACCTAACCTCAATAGAACATGACTACATAGAAATAAATAAAGAATATGATGAAGGTAATCTTTCTAAAGAAGAATATACCGACCTTCTAAAAGGTTTAAGTGTTGAAGAAGCTGTATGTACAGGTGTTGATCAATTACACCGTAAACAAGAGTTACAAAAAAGAATTGAACAATCTATTAAAGTTATCTCAGCAATATTATAATGCCAGATACGAGAGAAATCCAAGAGTTGAAACTTGATGTTGGTTTATTAAAAAGAGATATAAACCAAACTAATAAGTTATTGGAAAAACTCTCAATATCAATAGATAAGATACAAGAGCTAAATGTGAATGTTTTACAAATGTTATCATTACATGAAGAAAAGCTCGATCAAAATGAAAAAAATAGAAATAGTGTAAAGAATGATATAAAAGAAATACATTCAAGAGTTACCACAATTTCAAGAGAGGTACATGAGAGAATAGATCAAGTGCCTAATCAAATAACTTCCGTTCACGAAAGAATCGACCAAATAGAATCAACCATTAATATGAGGCTTGATTCTTTACGAAAAGATTTATTAGATCACAAAAAAGTTGATAAGGGTAGATGGACAAAAACCATATCAGAAGTGGAAAAATATAAATGGGCAATTGTAGGTATAATAATAACAGCTGCGTTTTTCTTAGGTAAACTTGATATGAACTCTCTATTATCGCTTGTAATTTAATAGTATTACTGTTATATTATGAAGTATGTCTTTAGCAATTGAATCAAAATTTATTCGTTTATTATCTCACAGATTAAGAAACTTCAAACAAAAGAAAGATTATGTTTGGAACTTTTCTTGCCCAATTTGTGGTGATAGTAAAAAAAACTTACTTAAAGCAAGGGGCTATGTTTACTCTAAAGGAAATAATTTATTCTATCGTTGTCATAACTGTGGCTCTAGCCTTAGTCTTGGCAATTTCATTAAGCAGTTTGACTCTGAAATATACAAAGAGTTTGTACTTGAGCGATACAAATCAGGTGAATCAGGATTCTCAAACTTCAAAAAACCAAAATTTGAAAATATTAAGCCACCAAAGTTTGGAAAAATAGAAAAACAAAACTTTGAATATGGTGAGTGGTTATCAGATTTACCTGATGATCATTTTTGTAAAGCGTATGCAAAACAAAGAAAAATACCGAACAAACATTTTAGTAAATTATTATTTACACCTAATTACAAAAAGTTTGTTCAGAGTATGATGCCTGATAATGAAATGAAAATCACACCAGATGCAAGACTTGTAATACCATTCTATGATAAGAATGATGAAATTTTTGCGATCTCAGGTAGAGCTCTTGAATCAGGTGATAGAAGATTAAGATATATAACATTGCGAACAAATGAATCTGAAAGTAAATTAGTTTATGGTCTTGATCGTGTTGATTTTGATGACATAGTTTATATTGTAGAGGGTCCTCTTGATTCACTTTTTTTAGATAACTGTATTGCTTCAGGCGATGCTAACTTATCAATCATAGCGGAAGACTTGACAAATGTGGATAAAGAAGATAAAATACTAATCTTCGATAATGAACCACGAAATGCAGAGGTATGTAAATTAATGTGGGATGCCGTGAAGCGTGGCCACCATATTGTTATTTGGCCACAATCAATAAAAGAAAAGGATATTAATGAGATGATTATGTCAGGATATACTCAAAGAGAGATAAAGAAGATTATAAGTACAAGCACTTATTGTTGTTTGAGAGCCTTTAATAAATTAACATTCTGGAAAAAAGTATGAAAGATGTCCAATTGATTGGCATTTCGTCATTTTATGGTGAATTGAAAGATAAAAGTCCTGAAGATGCTATTGTTTATATGGCAAGAGTATCAAATCCAAGTAATCAAAACAATTTTGAAAGCTCAGATAAACTAATAAGATATTTAATCAAGAATAAACATTGGTCACCTTTTGAGATGGTGCATATTGTGATGGAAATAAACACTACTAGAGATATTGGAAGGCAGATATTAAGACACAGGTCTTTTTCTTTCCAAGAGTTTAGTCAGCGTTATGCAGATCCAACAGCTGTTTTTGGATTTACTAACATTAGAGAAGCCAGATTACAAGATGAAAAAAACAGACAGAATAGTATTGATTTAGATGAAACAAATGCAAATCACAGACATCTACAATATATTTTTGAACAAAGACAAAAACAAATTAAAGAACTAGCAATAGACAGTTATGAGCATTTAATAGAAAAAGGTGTAGCAAAAGAACAAGCTAGATCAATTTTACCTGAAGGCCTTATGATGAGTAAAATGTATATGTCAGGAACTTTAAGATCCTGGATTCATTACTGTGACTTGCGAATGGAAAATGGAACACAAAAAGAACACATGGAGATTGCAAAAAAATGTTGGTTAATAATCAAGAAAGAGTTTCCTAATGTTGCTAGGGGATTATATCAAGAAGAAGGTAGAAATAATGGAAACTAATAAACTAGAAGGTGTTAAAGAATCAGTAAAGTTACACCCAAGTAAATATGTGTGGATGAATTATAGTAAAGATAAATTATTCGATCCTCTAGGTTTGAAAAGATTAAAAGAATCTTATATGCGAGAGGACGAAACATCACCACAGGAGAGGTTAGCATATGTTTCACATACATTCGGAAGTAATGACCAACATTCACAACGTCTTTATGAATATGCTTCTAATCATTGGCTTTCTTATTCTACTCCCATTTTATCTTTTGGCCGTAGTAAGCGTGGCCTCCCTATATCTTGTTTCCTGCCTTATCTTCATGATAGTAGAGAAGGTTTGGTTGACACTCTTTCCGAGGTAAACTGGTTATCAATGTTAGGTGGTGGTGTCGGGATTGGTCTAGGAATACGATCAAGTGATGATAAATCGACTGGTGTAATGCCACACTTAAAAACATATGATGCTTCAAGTTTAGCATATAGACAAGGTAGAACTCGCAGAGGTTCTTATGCAGCTTATCTTGATGTATCTCATCCTGATATTATACAGTTTTTAGATATAAGAAAACCAACTGGCGATCCTAACATGAGAACAATGAATTTACATCATGGTATTAATATTACTGATAAATTCATGCAGCTCATAGAGAAAGCTATGGTCGATAAAAACTTTGATGATACATGGGAACTTACTGATCCACATTCAGGTGAAGTAAAAGAAACCATATCAGCAAAGAAATTGTGGCAAAAAATATTAGAATTGAGAATGATGACCGGCGAACCATACTTGCATTTTATTGATACAAGTAATCGTATGATGCCGGAGTTTCAAAAGAAAAAAGGACTAAGTATTAGACAATCAAATCTATGTTCAGAGATTATATTACCAACAAATAAAGATAGAACAGCCGTGTGTTGTTTATCTTCACTTAATTTGGAGTATTTTGATGATTGGAAAGATAATGATATGTTTCTTAGGGACGTGGCAGAGATGCTTGATAACGTACTTCAGTATTTTATTGATAACAGTCCCGATGCTGTACACCGTGCAAGGTATAGTGCTACAAATGAGCGTAGCATTGGTATCGGCGCTCTTGGCTTTCATGCCCATTTGCAGAGCCATTCAATACCTTATGAATCCGCACTTGCAAAGTCTAGAAACGTGGAAATGTTCAGACACATCAGGAGAGGATTAGATGAAGCAAATTTGGAATTGGGGAAACTTAGAGGAGAAGCTCCTGATGCTGCTGGTACTGGCCGTAGGTTTTCTCACCTCATGGCTATTGCTCCCAATGCTAGTAGTAGTATTATCATGGGTAATACAAGCCCTAGTATAGAACCATTTAGAGCTAATGCTTATAGACAGGATACTTTATCTGGCGCCTATTTACATAAAAACAAATATCTAGACAGTATAATAAAAGAAAGGGCTAAAGATGAGGTTGATTATCAAAAAATCTGGAGTAACATTATTGCTTCCGATGGATCCGTACAACACCTTAATTTACTCAATGACCGGGAAAAGGACATCTTCAAAACGAGTATGGAAATTGACCAGAGATGGGTTGTGGAACACGCAGCTGACCGACAAAATTACATTGACCAGGCGCAATCCGTTAACCTTTTCTTTCGGCCGGATGTCAACGTAAAATATTTACACGCAACACATTTTATGGCATGGAAAATGGGACTTAAAACTTTATACTATTGTCGATCAGAAAAAATCGGCAAGGCAGATAAAGTTGCAAAAAAGATTGAAAGGGAAGTAATTAAAGAATTAGATATGAAAGCAATCGCAGAAGGCGAAACAAGGACTCAAGCGATCATTTATGGAACTTTAACTTGTGGGTGGTGTCAAAAGGCTAAGAACGAGCTTTCTGAAAGAGGTATCACTTTTGATTTTGTTAATATTAAAGAACTAGGTAAAACAGCGGCTGAAGTAACAGGCAGACCAGTTACAACAGTACCACAAATTTACTTAGAAGGTGAATATATTGGAGGATATAATGAGTTGATGATACATCTCAACCAACAATCAGAACCAGATGAGTGTACCGCTTGTGAAGGATAATTGTACGAGAACATAGAAATACATAAAACTAAATCAGCCTATTGGGTTATAGGTTACATATCTGTTTTTGGTGGACCATTTGGCACAGAAGAACAGGCTCGAAAATATAGGGAGGATTTAATAAAAAAATGGCTTACTCAAGAAAAGTATTAGATCATTATGAAAATCCTAGAAATGTTGGGTCACTTGATAAAAATGATGAAGATGTAGGCACAGGTATGGTCGGTGCACCGGCCTGTGGTGATGTAATGAAATTACAAATAAAAGTAAATGATGATGGTATTATTCAAGATGCGAAATTTAAAACCTATGGTTGTGGTTCAGCCATAGCAAGTAGTAGTTTGCTCACAGAATGGGTAAAAGGTAGTCATATAGACGAAGCTGCTAAATTAAAAAACACAGAGATCGCAAAAGAGTTAGCATTACCACCAGTTAAGATACATTGTTCAATTTTAGCTGAAGATGCAATTAAGGCTGCCGTTGAAGATTATAAGAATAAAAAAGAAGGTGTTAAAGTTAAACTCGAAAAATTAAATTAGGAGTATTATGCAGAACGATTTAAAACATTGTAGATTATCTGATCTAGTTTATAATGATCTTAGTGCAAAAATTAGAAAAGAAATTTGTAAAATGGGTTACGATACAGTTAAGTTTATTGACGTTGATGGTGCTCAGGCCTATGTTTGCAAAAGTGATACTCGAATAACATTTGTTTTTAGAGGCACAGAACCTAAAGAAGCAAGTGATGTAGTTGCAGATTTAAAAGCATGGAAAGAAAAGAGTAGAGTTGCAGGAAGAGTTCATGATGGGTTTTATGGTGAACTCGAAAAGTTATGGGATAAAATATATTTCATAGCTATGAAAAATAGAAATAAAGAATGTACCATAACTGGTCATAGTCTTGGAGCTGCGATGGCAACAATATGTGCAGCTAGACTACAAAAGGTATTTAATACAGAAATAGTTTTATACACTTTTGGGTCACCAAGAGTTGGTAATAAGGAATTTGTAGATAATTTAAATGTCGAACATCACCGGTGGGTAAACAATAATGATGCAGTAACAAAAGTACCCCCAATTTGGTTGTTTTACAAGCACCATGGTATGTTAAATTATTTAAATTACTATGGAAAAGTCCGTGATGGTTATAGTTTCTACCAAAGAATAAAAGATATGTTAAGAGGTAGAATTAGAGCTATCAAAAAATGGCAGTTTTTTAAAGGTGTGTATGATCATAGTATTACAAACTATGAGAAGAAATTACTTAAATTAAAAGGAGGAAGTAAAGTATGAAGGTATTATGTGTTTTATATGACGATCCAAAAAATGGAATGCCTAAAGATTATGCACTAGAAAATTTACCAGTAATTGAGAAATATCCTGATGGTCAAACATTACCATCACCAAAATCTATTGATTTTAATCCTGGTGAATTACTTGGTTGTGTATCAGGCGAATTAGGTCTTAGAGAATTTTTAGAATCAAATGGCCACGAATTGGTCGTTACCTCAGATAAAGATGGTGAGGGTTGTACAGCAGATAAAGAATTAGTTGATGCAGACGTTGTTATATCTCAACCATTCTGGCCATATTATCTCACAAGAGAAAAAATGGAATCAGCACCAAACTTAAAAATGGCGATTACAGCAGGTATAGGTTCAGACCACGTTGACTTGCAGGCCGCCATGGACAATGGTGTGGACGTGATGGAGGTGACATACTGTAA